TCGATCGTTGCGCGTGTTTCCGGCGATTTGTCCGCGTTTCGGCGGCTAAAGCCAAAGTTCCAAGCCATTATGCCGCCTTTGTGATGCTAAATTCCGGGTCGTCCCATGGGGAAGTAACCGGCTTGATCTCGACGAAACCGTCAACGGCAGCGCCAACCGCCATCGCAGCAGCAACAGCAGGGTCGATGCGAACCGTGGATTTCTTCTTCGAAAACCACTGATTGCCCATGAGTGGATCAGTTTCGATCGCCACACCCATCAAGGCACCAAGCAGAACCGGCGAGCGACGCAATCTGATGCGTTCCTCAAGGATCAACTCTTCGAACGCAGCAACGCTGCCAGGCATCCAAAGCCCTAAAGGAGGCTCTAGGCCGGCATCTTTCGCCGCCTGCACTTTATCGTCGTCTGGCTTTGCGCGTTTCTTGCCGCCCTGCGGGTGAGCTACGGTTTTGACGTCGACACCGTACTCATCGAGCTCAGTTTCGAACTTATCGAACGCATAACGGTCGAAAGCCAGAACTCCGATGCCATGCTCGGTATTGAGACGAGCGAATAGTGCAGCAACATGGTCGTACCGAATGCGCGCGCCTTCTGGCGCATTGATGTATCCCTGGTCGAACCAGAGGCGGTAAGGCACGTGGTCGACCTTTGATCGCTCATCCATCGTGTCGCGCGGCGTGAAAGCCTCGATCCACAAGTCGAATGTCGGAAGATCAGCCTCGCTACCGTCGGCCTTGGTGACGCGCTTCGTGCCTGTCTCGATTACGAAGGCAGCGGCAGTCAAATCCTTCGAGCCGGACAGATCGAGCCCGGCCGCGGTAATAGGCTTGCCGGCATGCTCCTCATACGGATCGAAATCGACCATCACCTTTTCAAGGATCGGTCGCGGTATCCATGCTGTGTCAGATTCGGTCCAGACGCAGAAGTGAAGACGCAGAATGTTGTTGCGCTTTGACGGGATGTCCCTAGCCTGCGCAACAACGCCTTCGATATATTCGTATTTTAGCGTGACTCCGAGAAGCGGGTTCGCCTTCACCCAGCAGGAAGGATCCGTGAATGGATCATCGTCCTTATCGAGGGCGCAAACATAAGAAAAGCACTCGTCACTGGTGCCGAACACCTCACCGACATAGGTGAAATCCTCATCGGGCGTTTCGGTGCCTGCCGCAACCTTGACGGCCCACTGATGCTCTGCCCAACAAACCGAGTTCCTGTCACTTCCACTGTTCGTGATCATGAGCAGTAGCGGTTGGTCGCGGAACTTGAAGCCGCGCTCAAGCATCTCAAGCGTGTGGCCGTTCGGATGCTCGTGTATTTCGTCGCAGAGGGCGACATATGGACGAGGGCCGCTGTGTGCCTGCTCACGAGAGATCGGCCGAAAGAACGAACGCGACTTGATGTGAGCCAGGTTCCAAACCGGATTGCCACCCGAAGGCGTCAATTCCCGCTTGAGCTTAGGCGACTGCTCATACATTGCGACCGAGTCACGAAATAGAACAAACGCCTGCGCCTTGTCCTTGCCGGCCGCATAGATCTCAGCAGCGGCTTCGCCGTCAGCGGTCATGCAGTAGAGGCCGACCGCACCAGCGAATGGCGACTTGCCCTGCCCTTTTGCCTGCTCAATGTAAGCGCGCCGAAAACGCCGCACTACTTTGCCGTTCTCGTTGGTTCGCTTCCATCCGAACAGCGAGCCGGCGATGAATGCCTGGCTCGGCTGGAGGATGAACGGCTTGCCTTCGAACTGGCCGCCGTTGAGGCGCAGTACGTCGCGGCAATATCCGATGAACCTAGCGGCGCCAGCTGGATCCCAGATCAAGCCGCGCTGCTTGGCGTCACGCAGATCGTCGAGATGGCGACGGCATGCGTTGCGAACGTGTGGGCCAGCGACAATCTCGCCGGAAACAACCGCTTTTGCGTATGCCGTCGTTGGATCAGAAATACTTGTCGGCGGGGTCTTCTTCTTCGCCACCTGGCTTAGCTCCCGCCTTCGATGCGTCCGCGGGTGTCGCGCCCATCTGCCCCAGACATTGCCTGAGCAGGTTCAAAGCCTGGACACCAACGTCCTCGTTGGCCATTAGCCTTCCGCGCACATAACTTGCGATCTCGACCAGCGCGCGATGCGATGCATTCAGCCACGGAATTTCCGCAGCGATAACGCGCCAGGCCTTCTGTTGATTTTCCGGCATCCATGCCGGCGGCTCGCCTAGATCATCGCTGACGGTCGGCTCGGTGCGCTCTTCGAATTTCTTTCGGCGAACCGTAGCTTGCCCGGTCACCGCGGCCTTTGCCTTCGGCGTCCTCGGCCTCGCCATGGTTCATACCCTCAACTTTTGAATTGGAAAAATGTGCGCGAATGCCCGACGCCGGTACCCAGGCCGCGCGGCCCTAGACATTGGACCACCCCCTCCCCAGGGCAACCTTCCATTGTATCATCTATGGATGCGGTAGTCAAGCACTAAATTCGAAATAATATTGCTTTACCAACGATATATCGGAATGTTCTTGCGTATTTGTTGATATGTCGACATCAATGCATTGATATGCAATGACAATGTCATATCGGCCATCCATCCGCACCATATCGGACCACATTCTGCCCTTTGTCGATGCGCTGCTTCACTCCATCGTGATGCGCTTTGCATAGCGACTGGAAGGGGCCAGACCAGAACAGTTCCACGTTACCTTTGTGTGGGGTGATGTGGTCGCATATGGTAGCCGCGGTTACATCCTCTGCCTCTAGGCAGTATCGACACAGTGGCTCGGCGCTAAGCTGCGCCTCACGCAGGCGCTTCCATGCGGCTGTCTGGTATAGGTGATGCCATGCACTCTTGTTGGCCATGCATCACCGTGGTTGGTCTGTGTGGCAGGGTTCGAACCTGCGACCCCCTGAATCCAAGTCAGGTACGCTACCAGTCTGCGCTACACACAGGCAGAAAACGAAAGCGCCAGGGAGCCTTGTAACAAGGCTCAACCTGGCGCAGGATCGTCACGTCGCTGAGAGGAGGCAGCGCCATGGCGATTGGGTAACGAAGATGGGGATAGCGGATTGGAACGCGTCCCGGCATGCTGCTAGCAGAGCCTCCAAATCCATGGATGCTAGCCAAGACGGACACCATCACTGGGCCGCGGGCATCTTCGTGTTCTCGAATAAATGAGGATGGCCAACAGTCCGCTACGTGGGGCGTTAGCGCTGCTGGTCCATCCCCGACGGTAACCGGTTTACAAAGCCGGTTCCGCAAATAGTTACCCAAAGCTCAGCGGCTGCAACGAGGTGCAGCATGGCGATGGGTCCGTCGCTCTTGCGCACGGGACAAAGCGGGACTCAAAAGAACCCCTTCACTGTACTCCGATGAACTTCATAAAAAGGGACATCACGCTGCATAAGCCGAGATGACGCTTGCCGCGTTGTCGTTCGCAGCAATCAGAGCCTGCTTGCCCATGCGTTCAGCATGCTTGCCGCTGAAGCCGAGCGACATGCCGATCTCCTGCATGTTCTTTGCGCGCATCGAGGTATCCAGGACTTCCTTCGTTTCAGACGGGATGGCCCGAAGCGCATCTCGCCATGCCTCTCGCCCAGACTTAAGCGTCGCAAAATCCTGCCAGGCCATCGAGCCAGTCTCGCCCTTCTTGCCCTTCTTCATTCCGACAAAGGCGTCAGCTACCATCTTCATGCCGCATGGCAGCCCGGTCGGATAAACGGTCACTGGCGGCATAACAGCGGTGTTTGCCTTTGCCTCTTCAAGCATGGCGATCGCCTCGTCCCTGCTGTAGTTCCTGCCCTTGCGCTTTTTGCTAGCCTTGATGAAGCGGTGCGGTACCGTGCCAAGCGTCTCGCCGAACCACGCGTTGCTCAGCTCGATATATTTTGCGGTCTTGCCGGATGCTCCGAGATTTGCTTCCATCTCGTCGCGGCATCGAAGCATGGCTCCGGCTGGCATGGTGATTTCGCCATTTATGGCCTTGCCGTCGATACCGTACATGACGCAACGCTCGGTTTGCGCGCCGTCGCTGAATCGCAGCGAACCCCACTTGATGATCTGGCCAGCTGCATTTCGTTCAGGCTCATGGCCGAGAACGCTGCGCATGATTTCCTCCAAGCTTGGAGAAATGCGAAGAAACCGCTCGTGGCCAAAGTCGGCGACCTCTTCCGGATTGTTGTCGTTGGCCTGCACAACCGACCAATTCGTCTGCATTGCCTCCGGCTCGTGATCCGGCTCGGTGGCGTATTTGCGAAAAGCCTCTAATTGCTCCGCAAGTGATGCGTGTCTTGCCATGCCCTGTCTCCCGCACGTGGTGGTGACAGGTATATAAGGTTTTCAACGACAAATGACAAATTTGTCAAGCTTGCGTGCGGCAAACCTTCTTCGTCTGCTGCTGGACGGTTCGCAGATAGACACGCAGGCCGTTCTTGAGTGACGCAGAGACGTTGTTGCGCTCTGCGTCGTCAACGGCCTGCCATGCGTAGGCTTCGATGAAGCGCGACAGCTGGCAGTCGTTGCTGACGACGGCCTGGGCGTTGGCGCTGAACGGAATGGCGATTAGTGCTGCTGCGATAAGGATGCGGATCATGTTGGTCTCCTCTGTGTGGTGGGCCGCTAGGCGGCTGGTTGCTGTGGAATGCGTATATTAGCTTTCTACGTGCATTCTACAAATTTGTCAAGCGGCTTTGTCGCTAGCTTCAGCAAGCCACCCACGTACGAGCTCTACGGTTCGCGCTGCGGCTTCTTCCTCTGTAGCGATCTTCACCGTCACGACAGGATGCCCCAGAGCCATGAGTAGCGGGTGGCGCTTCTTCTGGCTTGCCGTAAACGTGCCTTCCGCGTTCTTGTACTCGATAAGGCGCAGCACGCCGCCAGGCAGGTAAACTCGCAAATCGGGATCACCTGCTGCAATGCCGGTCGCCTGCGCCTTCACCGCTGCTCGCATGCTTCGATAGTCGCCGTTCATGTCGCCTGCTATAGTGAAGCTCGGGCACCCAGCATTGTCGTTATCGGCAACCGCGAGTGCCTCGTCAGCGTATTCCGGCATTGACTTCAGAGCACGAACCGCAGCCGCCTGCAAAATCCATTCGTCGATCGGTGCCGGCTTGACCGTGATCTTACCGTCTACTCCGGTGACCAGGCGAACCTTGGCACCATTGATGCGGGTCGTCTGAATGGTGCGCTTTTTCTTGGCTGTTGTCTTGGTGGTGGTCTTGGCCATCGTTGGTCTCCTGTGGTGGTTGGTAGCGGCTGGTGAGGCCAGATTTTTTCTTCTCTTCAAAAGCCCGACAAGCACCCCGACATTCATCCCCTTTCTAAAGAAAGGGGGAATGATGTCTGGGTAGGATGCTCACCAGACAATATAAGAAAACGCTAAATGTCTGGGTATCCGCTAAGCTGTTGTTTTTATTAGACTAGACCCAGACATTTCTGTTTTGTCTGGGTATGTCTGGCCTGTCGTTTCTGGGGTTTAGGCCAGACATTTAGGCCAGACATTTGTGTATATTAGCGACATCGAATTGTCTGGCCAGACATACCCAGACATGTCTGGCTTTGTCTGGTCTGTCTGGCCTAACTCGGGAACACCCATTCACCCACCTGAGACACTTTCCTTGTCTCCACTAGCGATGCATGAGCTCGCTTGAAACGAGCCCTCAGCGTGTCCTGTTTTGTGCCCTTGGTGTCGTCGGCATAGAACGCCTGACGCCATGTCTCCTCCTTGACTACGAGCACGCTATCAGGGAAGTGCGGGCCTTCGGGAGGAATGCCTACGGAGCCGATTAGATCATGCAGGATTTCTAGCGCCCTGGCGCTGTGTCCTTTGATGCTCTCGGTCAAACGCTCGCCTGGGCCCATCATGTCGGCAGGCACCACGACAGGCGCCGTGGTTGGCTCGCCCTCCTCGTCCATACCGATCTGTATCGACTTCATTGTGAATGTCAGTACATCCCCGTCTTCGCCGTCGTTGGTGCCGTCGCAGACTAGCCTATGCTTGTTGCCATCCTTCTTGACCATGAACGAGGCGTCCACGGCACCGTCCAAGTCGATGGCTCCCTTCCCTCGCTCGCCGTTCCAGGCGCTGTGGTGAATGGCCGTAACGTGCGCTTTCGTCTCCGTCAGGATGAAATCGCAAGACCTGACGAATTTCACCATATCCTTTGATGCGTTCTGGTCGCCGGCACCGAAGACACGTGTAAGGGTGTCGATAATCACCCATACACACTTGTGACCGGTGATAGTCTCGGCATCCTTGATAACCTTGACTATCTCCTCCGCGTCCTTCTGGTCGCGGGTGAAGTCAAGCATGCCGCCCACGACGAGCAGTGGAACATCTTTCACTTCATGATGCTTACGGAAGGCCATCATGCGCCGCTCGGTCAGTTTCTTGCGCTCTGCTGCGACATAGACGACGAGGCCTTGCTGAACCCTGATGCCGTGCCAATCCATGCCAGCCGCGATGTGGCACGCCAGATCGGTGGTCACGACACTCTTGCCCGTGCCAGGAAGGCCAGAGATGGTGGTGAATTCACCGACGCCCAGCCAGCCCTTCAGGATCGTCTCTTTCGGTCGGCCCTCCTCGATCGCGTCGAACCATGTCAGTTCGAAACGCTCACGCTTTTTTGGCGCCGTTGATTCGGTTGGCGCCGGCTGCTCTCGGCTTGGCTGTTCTTCTACTGGCGACGCATCTCCCGCCTCCTCTCGCCGCTTCCGCTCCATGGTGTTCTTAGCCATGCGGCTGATCCCCTCGGAGTCCACCGGCGTATTGTCGTTTTCGTATTCTCGCTCTGGCAGTTGCCGCGGTGAATTGGCCGTCTTGTCGAGGCCGCGCTTGATCTTGTCCCAGCATTGCCGCTCACCGTCCTTCGCTACCAGGCCATTGGCACGGGCGGCATCGATAAGGCCTTCCTCTGCGTCAGACCGCGAGATATTACCGGTTGCGACGATCTCGCCGATAGAGCACGCGCTGGCGAACAGCTTTTGACCGCGACCGCCAGTCGGCTGACTAGCGAGTGCTGATAGCTCCAGTTCGAACGCCCGAGAGAAGTATCTAGCCGCCCCGTCATCTTCTGGTTGGTAAGTGTATTCCCGTGGTTTGGTCTCAGCCGGTGGTGGCGCCTTGGTGATAACCATGTCGACGAGCCATGCCGGTGCCTCGGCGAACTCTGGGACCCCATCGCCCTGCCAGTCCAGCCATTCGTAACGCCGACCGTCTGCCATCACAGAGCCAGGACTCAGAATGTACCCGCCGTCACCCCTCGTATCGACCCCAGGCGCTATGGCCGCTCGGTTTCGGATGCCGGGAACATGCCTGAAGAAGATGTGGGTGCCACCGTTGGCTGTCTTCGCCCTCGGGGTTTCCGGCAACTCGCCATGAATAGCCTCCATCTCCTTCAGCCATTCGTGGCCGTCTCGGTCGCCGTGTCGATCCAGATCTAGAACCCATCCGCCGAGCTTCTCGCCAGTGGGCACACCAATTGCAGCGCCCGTATGCCGTTCGCCAAACAGGATATTTACGATGCGAGTGGACGTAGTCGCGCCGCGAAGGCCGTCCGATGTGTACGGAGCCTTCTCCGCAAACTCGATCACTTCACCGGTGGAGTAATCGATTCCTTCCGACGGCTCCTCGCGGCACGGGAAAACGGGTATCCCGGCGGATACGTAGGACAGAGCGACGTCTATCGGCGCACGATTGAGCGAGATCGGCGGAACCTTGAAGTTTAGCTTGGCCATTATGCTGCTTTCCGCATCTGAGTAATTTCACAGTTGACGAAGCTGATCGCCTCGGTTGCGCATACTTCGAACCACTCGCCGTTCCGTCGCGCGTGCGAAAAATGCGAATGCGCGGCAGCTTCCACTGCGCGCGCTCGGTCTGAGTACCTGGCCATTTCAAGCCTGAGATGATGTGGGCTAGACGTCGAAAGCTGTCTGACGCGCTTCTCTGGTGATCCGGCGATGCCGATCTTACACAGCGGCGGATCACTACCTTCGCATGAAATCACGTAGACAAACCGACCATCACTAGGCTTGTCACTCCGCGGTGATATCTGGATTGGCTGCACATCTGCAGGCGTTGTTTTCGGTGTCGCGATCGATGCAACCTTTTCCCACGCCCATCGGTGCAATCTTTTTGATACTAGATCCTCTGGTCGATCGATATGCATCATGCCGAGTTCACCGAGCAGATAATGCAGCGCGCTCTGACCACGCAAATTTCTCTGGTAGTCGTTATCGAGGACGCGAACCTCCATCCGCAGAATCTGACCTTCGTCATCTGCGCACATGACTAAAGTGCTGCCAGTCTGATCCTCAATCACGTTGGCTTCCATAATTTCTATGCTCGGTGGTCGTTCAAGCGGCTGCATCAGCACTCCTCATTTCTTGACAAATTTGTATATTGACAGTAGTGCGTTTACGGGTTAGAACGCTACCAAGGAAGTTAAGCGGCAGCATTTTTAGTATTGTTTTCATCACGCACCCCGTCGTTGTCATTATTATTGGCAGCGGCGGGTTTTTCGTTTTGGGTGATGGCGGCAAGTGCGCGCTCCACCCTTATAATGGCTCTGCCGATGGCTTCGGGGATTTGCGGGCAGACGGCGTCGCCGAACGCTTCGACGATAAGGCTAGCTGCAACCGTCCCCCTTGGACCGCCAACCGCAATGCGCGACTGAGCCACCCAGCCGGATAGCCCATCATCCACCCGTAAGTGATGGGCAAGGCCGCCGTTCCAGTCAGCCCATGGCTCTGCAGGAGTTGAGCTAGGGCACGCGCCCCTGCCCATTTGTCCGAAGCTCTCCCCGTCATCGCTCCATCCATCACCGCGTCCATCGTCGGGCTCTTGCGCTTGTCGTAAGCCGGGCTCCACCCGTCCATCCGCTTGTCGCGCTTCGTTGGAGTTGGCAGGGTTTCCAAACGCATCGCCCCGTCCATTAGTGCGTCCAGTTTCGGAGACCGTCGGCGCGCATAAGCTTCCGACCACGGCTCCAGTTTCCCGTCGTTCGCCACTGGCGTCGGAAGATAGCGGGGCATCCCCGCATGCTTCGACGGGTAGCCCCTCAGTTGGCTCAGCACGTCCCCTCTCCCACCCCTGTCCGCGTCCGTCTTGCGTGGCGTCGCCAGGAGTGCTCGCCAAGGTCCGCACGATTTCCATTTCTGCATACTCAGCGCGGCGAAATTGGCCTTGGTCGTCGGCGTGTGAAAGATTGAACCCGACAAGCCAGCTTCGCTTGCGTTCGTGGTTGGCACCGACGTCTCCAGCACTAACCACGAATGGCCAGCAGGTGTAGCCGATTGCCGCCAGTGCATCGATAACCCGGTCTGCGCCTCTAGTTCGGAGATTAGCGCTATTTTCAAGAGCGAACCAACGAGGTCTGCATTCGTCGATGATGCGGACGGCTTCGAAGTAGAGGCTTGAACGCTCTCCGTCGACGCCTTTGCCTTTGGTGTTGGCGCTGCTGATGTCCTGGCACGGTGGGCTGCCGACGACGATATCGGGAAGTCCAACACCATCCCGAATAAGTCTGTCTGCTGTAAGGGTGGCGACATCGTCATAAACAGGAACTCCCGGATTGTTCTCGGAATATAGGGCGCGCCGCCAGTCAATGACTTCGCATGCGGCGATGGTGCGGTAGCCAGCACGATGCATGCCTAGCGACCAGCCGCCGGCTGCCGCGCTGAACAGGTCTAGGACGCGGATCAAAACGGCGCCTCCTTCAAAGCAGCCCTCAGCCCGCGCGCGCACCCTTCCCACGCAGCTTTTACCAACATCCGCTGGTCGAGCTCGTCGTAGAGCGACAGGTCGGGCCCCAGACCGCGTTCGTTGATGTATTCGCCGACCGCGTCCACGCCAGCATCCAAGGCGGCGAGCTCAAACTCGTCGAGCCGGCGGATTTTCTTGTAATCGTCGATCGCCACGATGCACCTCCGGCACAGATATTGCGGGTCGCCTGGTTTGTGGTTGATGCCGAGCGCAACGGCACGCATGCCGCAGGCAAAGCAGCAGGTGGGATCGCCTATGGCGTCGACGGTTGGGGTGAAGGGAGTTACGGATTTTCCGGTGGGGAGTTTTGTCATGCCGCCACCATCTCGCGCGCATAGTCGTTGGCAGTTAACCTGGCGAAATCGCCATGAAGATGTTGCGCGGCAGCTCTGGCGGCGGCAGCATCTTTAATGTCGTCGAAATATCCAAGGGAAACTCTCTTGCCGTTTATGCATATGCGAGCCAGCCACTTATTCGCACCGACGTTCCAATTTACGCCTTTGTAACCAGATGTGTTTGTGCTCTTCACTGCAACGTTATGCATGTTCTGGTAGTGCGTAGCAGGTCGAAGATTGCTAAGTCTATTGTTGAGGCGGTTCAGGTCTTCATGGTCAACCTCTTCAGGAAGATCGGCCATCTCAATGTCATTTGCCATCGCCCATATGATCCGATGGACCAGAAAATAGGCTCGGTTGATTCCGACGCGAAGGTAGCCTTCATCAGTCACTGTGCCGGCGGGCTTGCCGAAATACCTTCCATTGAAGGCGTTTGCCGCCCTCTTGGATTTGAAGTGGCTATCCGGCCTAGCCAGCCAAGACAGAATTCCGGTGACGGAATCATATGAGAAGCATTCGCGCAGATATGCCAGCGTTGGAGTGCTCATGCTGCACCTGCCACGTCACCAGCCGGTGAATTGTCATTGGCAGCAAACATATCGGCTGGCTTTTCTTTGCGCCGCGGCGCCTCGACGAACATATCGCCCTGCGCGTAGGCCTTCGCGATGCGCTCACATGCGACGTCGAAGTATTTTGGATCCAGTTCGACACCAATAAAGCGCCGACCCATCTTGGCGCATGCAACGCCAGTCGTGCCGCTGCCCATGAACGGATCTAGGATGGTCTGGCCAGGGTTGGTGAAGTCCTGGAGAAGCTCGCGCATCAGCGGGATCGGCTTCTCGGTGGGGTGGCGGCCGTCGCGGTCACGCTGGTTGGTCAGATGGGTATAGACGCCACGCTTTCCGCCAGCATTCCAGCGGCTGTGGCCTTCACCGGACCAAGCCAGCGGCATGGACTCGTAACCGGGCGCTGGCATCTGTCCGTTCAGCTGCGGCGTGCTGTCAGGCTTAACCCAGATCATGGCGCGCTTGTATTTGCTGCCAGCCAATTCCAGCGAATCCCGCCAGTCGCCGACGGCTTCAGCTTGGCAAAACCACAAAACCCACCCTCGTGATAGACGGTGGGCAGCGGCTGAAACATCGTCTCGCAACGTCTCCGATATGGCGGCGAAGTCCAAGTCGGCATTCACGCCGTGCTTGACGCTTGCCTGCGTTCTCCTGCCCGTTTTGTGTGCTTCCTTTTCATACGGGGGATCGCCGATAACGTGATCGACAGTGGCTAAGGTCGCCATAACCTCAAGGCAATCGCCGTTGTAAAGCACGGCGTCGCCAATGCGTTCTATCCGCATCAATTCTATCTCCTCTTGTGGTGCAGTCCCGCGCGTTGGTGGCGCGATAGGGTTCATAAATGATACGTTGGCGCGTCATATGGGCCATCTATGACGCGTGAAGGTTACAGGTTGGCCCGCAGCAAGCCGGTAGCGGAAAGCCGTAAGCCTGCCGCGCTTGCGCGATGATGAACGGCATTTGCGGCCGCGCGCTGGCGGATCTCAGGACCAAGGCGCGGTTCGTCTCTCGCCATGACATCACAGTCTGCGGCTTGTTTGTCGTGCCATTGGGCGGCGAGATAGTAGGCGTTGGCGGTGGTTCTCTTGTCCGAAGATCGTGCACAAAGTTTGGACAGTTCGCCGACGGCCTTTGCCTTCGTCGGGAATACGCCATCGATCATCTGGCTGGTCAGGGACCGCATCACTTCCTGCTCCCATAATAACTGGCGCCAAGCGGCCCGTAGAGCGTCAGCGTCCATTCAGGCCCATAGCTTGCCGCGCAGGTGCGAACGACACTCTCCTCCTCGTACTCGCCGTCTACGATACCCATGCCGTAGAGCGTCATGTTCTCGAGCGGCAACTGGATTTCGCCGGTCTCGTCATTTCTAGCAATGATGATTAGGTGGCTGCTGCTCATGTCAGTTCCTCCTCTACGTATTTCTTGAGGCCAGGCAGGCTCGACCAGTTGCTCTTGAAATAGATGATGTCGGCCATGAATGTTTCGCGATCCTTTTCGCCGCACCACCGAGTGGCGGCGCGGTTTATAGCTTGCCGCAGCTTCTCTGGATCCATTACGTTCTCCGATTCCACGACGACACAAGGTTTTCCTTGAAGCCGAATTCTAGCCGGCTGCATGCACCGCAATCGTCGCATTCTATGAAACTGCCGCCATAGTTTGGATCATCTGGCACTGCGCCCATTGTGTCGTATTCAATATCTTGATGAACCGGTTTGCCTCCGCAGAAAGGGCACGGGAGGAGGCCTTCAACGAAATGCGGCCCATGATCCTCGCCTGTGAGCGCGGCCAGTTTCTCGCCGTCTGCAATGAGGGCGGCTTGCATTTCTTTGTCGAATGCGTCGTACCTATCCTGCATTCTGGCTTCCATGTATTCCATCACAGAAACTCCCGCAGGTCGACGTGATCGAGTTTGGAGTTGAAAATACCGCCTTCGCTGTCCGTGTAGGTGATGGCATCCAGGACGTCTTGCCGCCCACGTGCGTAGGCCTCCTGCATTATCCACCACGAGATGTGGTGGCGAACGTTGATGTCTTGGCAGAAGTAGTCACGCTCCCATTCACGCATAGCCTTGCTGGCTGCCAGTTCGATTTTGGCGAAGTCTTCTTCGGTTAGGTCTGTCATCAACTCGCCACCTTGCTCTCGACAACCCGGAACCCAGGCACCTGCCGCGCACCACCACGCACCACCTCATCGGCATTCCTCTGCGCCACGGTAAGCACCTCTTCCTTGGCGCGCGCCCACGTCCACTCCATGGCAGCTTCTTCGTCTACGAGTTCAGCTCGCCACACAGTCCTAAGCCCCGTGCCCGTCGTCGCCGCCTTGTCCGCCCGCTTGGCCGTTTTCTCCAGCCGCTTGGCATCGGCCAGCAACTCTTCCGCCTCTTCACGAGACGCGAGGTTGCCGCTGGACGCTTGAATAGCGGCGACGGCGGCCACCCTAGCCGCCTCTGCGGCTGCAGCCACGCGTGCGGCCTCTGCGGCGGCTGCGGCGGCCTTGGCGGTGCGCCAGGGGGTGAGCAATGTGTCGAGCGTAGACTTGGCCAGATCGACCTTGCCGCGCTTAGGCTGGATGTAGACGTTGTAGCGGTCCTGAATGGCCTTGACCTGATCGTCTAGCGGCTTCTTCTCCTCGACGCGCAGCGCATCGGCGCGCTTGCCGGCTTCGTGAATACCGTCTCGCAGTTTCTCGATCGCGTCGTGCATTTCCTGGCTGTCGATTGGGTCGCCGTCAGCCCAATGCTTTGCTTCTTCGAAGAGGTCTTCGATTTCCTGTCGGACGGCGTCGAAGGGCGATGCTGGTGGTTGGTTGTGGCCGATGGTGGCTATGGCGGTTGGGTCGAATACGCCGGGCACGGCGGCTACAGAGTTGGCGGGCTTCATGCTGACACCTGCACAAGCTGGCGCAGACGCGCAATCGACGGCTCAACGTGGCCATTCCAGTCACGGATAAGTTCGTCCGTGTCGTCGTCGAGCTCGATGTCGTCGAGCCGATCGAGCAGGAACTGCGCCTCGGCCTTCAGGCTGGAAACTTCGGCGCGCAACGCGGCAACCTCATACGCAAGCGCGACATGAAGATTGTCAGGGCCGTTATCGCGGAATGCCGGCCACTCCTCGCCGTAGCGCAAGGCTTCCCACTTGCCGGGTGCCGTCTGCTGAATGGTGTACTTGCCGTCATTCATGGCAACTGAAATTAAGCCATCCTCGGCTCTTCTCTCGCCCATCATCAATCTCCTCTTCGTGGTGTGGTGGTTGCGCAGGTTGGCGCTTAAGACTTTGCCCAAAGGGCGATATCGTCGAAATGAACAGGTGCGAAGCCGATGCTTTCCACAGACATATCGCGATGGAAGTCTTCCAGACCGTTGAGATTGCCGTGAACGTGTCCATGGAGGTTCTTCGCACCATGCCGCAATTGATCAAACCGCATCGGAATGTGTGAGGCCGTGAAGCCCTCTTCGCGGAATTGCTTCCAGAGATAGAAGCGCTGGAATAGGCCGGCCGCTGCAAGTGACGGTATGTCGTCATGATTTCCGACGATGAGTCGGATGGCACCGTTCAGAAGTGGCCGAACGCGCATCGCATCTGACGTTTTCCATGCAAAATCGCCGAGGTGATAGACCAGATCCTGCGGCTTAACCTTTTCGTTCCATTTGGTGATGATGGAATCTTCCATCTCCTCAACAGAGGAGAACTGAGGCCGGCAATACGTGATGATATTGTTGTGGCCAAAATGGGTGTCGCTAATGAACCAAACGTCGCGCGTGGTCATGTCGTCTCCTCTTCGTGGTGTGCATTCGCGCTTGGTGGGCGCTGGTGATTGTCACACCTTGGTGTAAACATACAAATTTGTCAACGCGTCAGAAGGGGATGTAGTCGTCTAATTCCCAACGCTCAGCGTAGCCGCGGTTGTCATTCGCCGCCGCAGGCGCGTTGTCGTTGGCTGCTTGACGCTCGCCAACGCGATGCGCCATGACATCAGGGTACTTGGCGTTGCGCGCATAATCGAGTTGCACTTCAGCAGTACCGGCCAGCTCGTGCTGCCGCTCAAGAAATTCCAGCACGGTCTTGGGGAACGGCCTCTGGCCGCCATGGGCTAGCCACCAGCGATCGGCCTTCGTCTTGGCGTATCCAGAATGCGCGCAGCATATCCATTCGTTGATCGCCTTCATGGACACCATGTAGGTGCACTTGACGGAGTCCGGCTTTCCCTCTTTTCCTGGGTGGTGTCGGAACGTCCGCGACGAAACAGGAAACCAAGGCTTTTCCGTCGACAGCACTGGCGTTGTGTCGGCCTGCGCCGTGATCTTCTCCTCCTCGTTGGGCGGGAAGACGTAGCCGCAGCACTGGCATGTCATGATCGAGATCGGGATGAGCTCGCCGCAGCCGCAATTGCCATTAACGTCCGTCATGTCTTGCGGGCAGAGCTTCTTTGGCTGCTCTCCGAGGCCCTTGCCGGGCTCGCGTGGGCGTATCTGGTCGATCGGCCCGTGATAGGCAAGGTTCCGGCCGTGGTCTGCGATGAGGCAATCGTCTTTGCCGGCGCAATTGCGTGTGCCGCGGCCCAGGATCTGCACCAGCTTGCCGGGGCTTTTTGTGCTGAGGATTAACGATATGAAATCCACAAACGGAAAATTAGTCCCGGTCGTGATCATGCTCACCGAACTGATCGCCCAATACTTGCCAGCGCGAAAGCCTTCGAAGATTTCCTTGGTCTGGTGGGAGTTGTCGCTGGTCAGGACGGCACACGTCCGGCCGTGCCGTCGGACGGCTTCGGCGACGTGATTGGCGTTCTCCTTGCTGGTGCTGAAGAACAAGCCGGCGCGCCGCCCTTCGGACAGCACCATGTCTTCGGCCACGGCCGCCTCGATGATGCGCTCCGCAGCTTCCGACACCTGGCCTGGGATGTATTCGCCGCCACGGCTCCCGATTCCCTTTAGGTCGATCTTGCTGGTGGTTTTTTGGCTGGTCAGGCGCGTGAGAAAGCCTTGCTCGATGAGCTCGCCGATGCCGATTTCATAGACGACATCGTCGAAGAGCTTGAACTTGACTGGCGTGCCGTCCACAGCTGTCGCGTCGTCATCGTCGAGATCGTCGGTCAGCCGTCCGGAATCCATGCGGTAGTCGGTCGCGGTCGTGCCGCATGTCCGGCTATCCGGATTGCGCTCGCGCACGTCCTTGAAGAACTTACCGTATTGTGTGTTGGCGTTGCGCGAGATGGCGTGCGCCTCGTCGACGATGACGAGATCGATATCGCCGATCTGCTCAACCTTGTTCCAGACGGACTGAATGCCACAGAACAGCACCTGCGCCTTGGCATCACGCCGATTCAGCCCTGCGGAATAGATTCCCGCCGGCGCGAACGGCAATAGCCCAAGGAATTCTTGGTAGTTCTGCCCGACCAAGGGCGCAGAATGCGTGACATTGAGGATTCGCATGTCGGGATAATCGGCAAGCAGCTCCTCGATCAGCTTGGCGATCACCAGCGCCTTTCCGGCGCCAGTCGGAAGCACGATCAGGCCATTGCCGCCGCCTTCCGCCCAATAGGAGTAGAGCGCGTCAATGGCCGATCGCTGGTAGTGGCGGAGCTCAAGCATCAAGCGGCCTCCCCAGCTTCAGCCGCTTGCGCTCTTTCTCTTCGATCTGGCGCACGCGCTCCTTGCCGATGCCGTACTTGGCGCCGATGGTTTCAAGCGTCTCGCCCATGGCGCGCATCATGACGATCTCGCCGGATCGGCCAGGATCAAGCGCCGCCAGCGTTTCATTGAGCGACACGGAGTCCGTTTGGTTCGGCGATACCATCACAGCAGCCATTGCGCGCTCGTCGGACACGGTAGGCATATGCCGTGATCTGACGCGCGACTTGCGCCGGCCGTTCTGCGCGACATGGCGCATGCATAGGGTGATCCAGTTATAGAATCCGCCATCCGGTCGGAACGACGTCCAATGCGCCAAGATGTAGGCGATGCTGTCTTGGAATAGGTCTTCCTGCTCGGTCTTGTTGTTGGACAACCTGCCGGATAGGCGCATGAGGTGCGGGTAGTAGTTCATGAGCCTCGCGTCAAACTCGACGGGGCGCGTATCGGCGGGCGCAGTGGTGGCGTGGGCCATGGTGTTGTCTCCTCTTGTGGTGGTGGTCAGTCGGCGTTGGTAGCGCCGTCCACATAAATGTCACCGGTCGGTGATTTATAGGTTATGGTCTCTGCGGCCGGGTCGCAGTCAATTTGCTCGTAGCCGACGAGCAGTGCAGGAATGAACAAATGAGCCGGGCAGCCAGCGTCTTGCTCGTCCAAAGACAGTGGCTTGCTCCACCTGGCGCAATCCCAGCCGGCGTTGCCATCCATCAGTGGCGTGGCGTGAAGGCAAGATCGGCAGTGAACCCTGGCGCGAACCTCACCCCAGCATACTTCTGCCTGGCGGCAGAACATGCCGCGGAAGTCGTCGCGCTTGTTGCACAACCGACCGGGTGGCTCCGCCATATTGATGATGCGCTCGATGCGGGCCACCTGCCGCATGGCGAATTCCGCGTCATGCCCGACGCGCTCCATGTGCACCTCTTCATCGTTCTTGTTTGTCATCATATAGACGACGCGATCGACACCGAGGCCGTGCATATAAAACTGGAACGTCGCGTAGTGCTCCGGTTTGCCCTTCTTCACGCCGTGCTTTTTGACCTTGGCGAACACCTCCTGCTTTGCGCTCTTGCACTCGACGATGTGCTCGGTCTTGGCGGCCTCAAGCAGCCCAAGAGCGCGGCCGTCGATCTTTCCGCGCAGATGCCCACCGGCCGCCCTGACGCGGTCCTGCTCGCCCCAGACGGTCACGCCGACCATGCGCAGCAGATCAAGCAGGCGCTCTTCCTCTATGTTGCCTCGCTCGAAGATGCGGCGCTTTTGCCAGGTTATCTCTTCCGGCGCAGATGCGCGCCGGAAGGAAAGCCAGATTGCCCTGTCGCACTCCACGCCGATATCGCCGGCAGGCACGCCGACGGATTCCCATTCGTCGTAGTCAGCGACAAGGGCTTCATGGATGGCGCGGAGCGTGCTTGGCGTAGGCTTGGGGATGGGTGCCATTACTCGACACCCACAAGTCGCTCGTCCGCATCAGTTCTTGCCGCGATGAGCGTCAACGAGCCGCTACTATCGAAACTGACAGCCGATGGCTTGCAGCACTCAAGGCAATCAACCTCAAGGTAGTCGCCTGAGTGGGCGTAGCCGTCACGGCGCGTGTGGATAAAGCCTCCATGCGGCCACCCGATAACAAGATGGCCTAGAGAAATCTTGGTTTCCCACATGCTGGCGCCGCAGTGCGGGCAATCGAGATCACCGTTACCATAGACATCATAGTGCGTTGCTTTGGGTGGCCGCTTCATGTCTATACCCGCATAGGCATGCCGACGAGCACCAGCCCCTCGAAAGCCGCAGACTTGAACAAACCAGGCGAGCCGCCATCGGCGAGCGCAATGGTGACAGGCCCAGACGGAAGCACGCTAAACAGATCTCGCAGATACGCCGCATTGAAGCCGATCTCGAGCGGCTCGCCGCTGTATTCCGCCTCGATCTCGTCCGTGGCTGCAGCGTCCGCATTGTTTACCGTGAAGCCGACCGAGCCGGGGGCGATGCTGAGCTTGACGGCCTTGCCGCGCTCACTGCTGACAGTCGCGACGCGGTCTGCAGCCTTCATGAATGCATCGCGATCGACTGTGACAATGTTCTCGTTGGCGCGCGGAATGACGCGCTCATAGTCAGGGAACGTGCCGTCGATGAGCTTGCTGGTGAGGACGAAGTCGCCGCTGGCGATGCGGATTTTCGCCTCGCCGACTGACACATTGACCGTTCCCTTGGGAAGCATGCCGACCGTCTTGCGCGGAACGATCACGCCTTTGAATGCGTCTTCGCCAGGATATGCGACTTGGTGGCGCGAAAGGCGGTGACCGTCGGTCGACACGGCGCGCAGCACCTGAATGCCGTCTTCGTAAAGGTGCAGGAAGACGCCATTCAGGTAATAGCGCGTCTCCTCCGTGGAGATCGCGAATGCCGTGGGGGCGACAATCGCGGCCAGATCGACATCGAAGATCGCGTCATACTTGCCCTGACTCAGATCTGGAAAGTCGCCAGCATCGAGCACGGAGAGCTTAAACACACTGCGGCCTGATTTTACAACAAGGCGATCCGCCTCCAGGCTGATGGAAATGTCGCCGCCGGCCTTCTTTGCGATATCGGCCAACAGTTTCGCGTCGACGCAGATGTCGCCTTCCTCGGTGACGTCCGCCGGCGCGACGTCGGTTGCAACGATTTCAAGGTCGGTGCCTGTCAGGCGAAACTGCCCCGTAACGGCGGACAGCTTGACGTTGGAAAGAATAGGAATGGTTGTGCGAGCCTCGACGACGCGGCCGACGTTGGTCAGCACGCGCGCGAGGTCTTGGCGGGCTATGGATAGCTTCACGCTGGTAATCTCCTCTTGTGGTGGATGCCGCATGGTGGTGGCTATGCGGCGGTGTGGTGTTAGGCGGCGAGCTGGCGAGTGGCGAGGATACGGTAAGCATCAATGACGCCGAGCGCCTGAGACTTTGCGTCATCAAGCGCATTGTGAGTCGTGCCAACATCGGGCTGAACCGCGCCGGTAATGTCGAACAATGTCCGGCAGTCTCGATTCGTCCTGTAGTGGAAAGGGATATCGATGGCGCATGCTCGATACGCCGATTCCAACAGCACCAGATCGAACGATGGTGGCTTTGCCCAGACGCGCGACGGCTCAGCGTTGGCGACGAACTGATGCAGATCGTACAGCGCCTTGGACAGGTAGTCGGAGCCGGCGAAGGCGGCAGATCGAGCCTCTTCAGACTGCGCCATCCACCATTTCAGTGTGGACATGTCCACCGAAAGCCCGAGGTCTA